GCCTTTACGGTCTTTTATAACTAAGGTAGCTGTGTGGTATGCCTGATCTTCATCATTTAGATAAGAAAGTAGGCGTTTTATCCGAAGCAGTTAACGATTTGAAGTTAAATCATTTAAAGCACCTACAGATGCAGATTGACCGGTTGGATCGTCGCATCTGGGCGATTTTAATGGGTATTGCTGTGCAGTTAGCCGTTGCTCTAACAGGGGTGGTCCTTCTTATGAATGGAGGAGGGTAAGATGAATAAGGAAGCAGTGTTTCTGAAAGAGATAAGGGAGTGGTCTTCATTAACATTAGAGGAGTCCCACCCAGCCTTTTCTAACATGCCTGTGTGTCCTTATGCCAAAGCAGCCTGGGAAGAAAAGAAGGTAGGGATTGGTTTTAAGGATTCCCCCGGTTTTCAGGACCTTACTACTATTATCTCTACTTTCGATGACCGATTTGATGTGGTAATTGTAGTGGATCTTATGTTTAAAGAAGCAGATGAATTTCATTACTATTTAGAAGGCTTAAACGGTGCAATTGCAGAGGGGATTTTTATAGAGAAAGATATTTGGTTAATGGGAATTCATCCAGATGATGTGGAATATGGTTCAGCTTATGATGTTGAATTTACATCTAAAACAGGAGATCCCTATGCCATGATCTTTGTGCAGCGTCTAAGTAAATTATACGAAGCTTCGCAGAGGCTTAAAGACACAAAGTATTATGATAAACAGCTAGAGAGATTTAATGGGGAAGATATCTATAAAACTCGTGAAGCTTATTATTGGAGATTGAAAAATGGCACGTAAAAGACAAGGTTATAACGCACGTCTGGATGAGTCTTTGGGAGAACGAAATCGTGGTCGTAAAACCCAGAGCCTTAAATCCCGTCGGGATGAGAGTAAAGGCACCGAAAAAGCGATGGGAAAACGTGCTTATTCGGCTGTTGGAACCATGGATAAAGGAAGTCGGAGTAAATCCCGTTCTTCCAGTAAACGAGCGGTACATCTGGGCGCAGGAGGGGCGGCAGTCAAAAAGCGTTCCCGTAATCCTGCCCTTACTCCCCAGCATAAGCGATTAGCCATGGGACAAAGCGTTCCTCAAGGTACTTCCCCTGTGCGTATGCGTGGAGGAGGGGGAGCTGGAAGAAGGAGAAGTTAAATGGCAACGTCCGATTCCACTGATTTTGAATTAGATGTCGCGGATTACATCGAAGAAGCGTTTGAACGGTGTGGCCTTGAGGTCAGGACCGGTTATGATCTGAAAACAGCTAAACGCTCGTTAAATTTATTATTGGCGGATTGGGCAAATCGCGGTTTAAATCAGTGGACGATTAAACAAACCAGTATCACGACGGCTTCAGGAATCAGGGTATATCCTGGTGGAACCTTGACCATGACGGTAGGGGCTTCTGGTGCATTTTCAGTTGGTGAAACCATTACAGGGAGTGTCAGCGGAGCTACCTGTTCTATAACAAACCTACCCTCGGCTACTTCATTCGCTATTACTATTCCTGTAGGACTCTTCACTACCGCTGATACCTTAACCGGTGGAAGTAGCGGAGCTACGACTACGCTGACAACAGCCGTGGATTTTTCCGATGTGCAAAGCACGATTGATATTTTAAGTACGGTAGTACGGCGAGATGACACTGATTATTCTGTACCCCGCGTGAGTAGAGACGATTACCTTACGATTCCCAATAAAACTACTACAGGACGTGTCGATCAGTTTTTTTTGAACAGGTTAATTACGCCGGAGCTAAAAGTATGGCCTGTTCCAGATAACAATACTGATATTATTATTTTTAACCGATTAACCCGGGTTCAGGACGCAGATACCTATACCAATACATTTGAGGTGCCTTTTAGGTTTTACCCGTGTTTGTCCGCCGGTTTGGCTTATTACTTGTCCATTAAACGAGCGCCGGATCGTACACAATTGTTAAAAACCATTTATGAAGAAGAGTTTGATCGGGCAGCGGTGGAAGACCGTGATAGGGCGTCCTTTACTATTCAGCCCGGTCTGTCGTATTCGAGGTTTAACTAATGACTAAATTTGCATTAGGAAAGTTTGCATTGGGTATTTCGGATCGCTCCGGGTTCCAGTACAAGCTCAATGACATGAAACTCGAATGGACTGGGCTATTGGTGGGCGCCGATGAGTGGGAAAAGAAACAACCCCAGCTCGATCCACGACGCCATGTGACTGATCCACAGGCACTTAAAGATGCACGGCCTAATTCGCCCATGGTTCTATCGGTGTATGTGGGAGTGCCCAATGTAGCCGATGATGGACGCTGGAAACCGATGAATTGTTTTGGACAAGTGGGCCAGGTAACGGTGATAACGACATAATGGCTTTTACATACGCACAGTTGAAAACAGCGATACAGGACTATACCCAGAATACGGAGACGTCTTTTGTGACAAATCTCCCTATTTTTATTCGTTCCTCGGAAGAACGTATCCTGAAGACCGTGCAGTTAAGTCTGTTTCGGAAGAATTCTGCGGGAAACATGACACAGGCAGATGAATACCTGTCGATGCCCAGTGATTTCTTAGCGCCTTTTTCGTTGTCCTATACTGACGCAAGTAACGAAAAGAATTTTCTGGATTTCAAGAGTGTTAATTTTATACAAGCCTTTAATCCTGATGTGGCTACTACGGGAGGTCCACGTTTTTACGCGGTTTTTGATGTAGCCAACTTTATCATTGGGCCTACCCCTGACAGCAGTTATGCGGTGGAATTGCATTATTACTACCGGCCAGACAGTCTTACCGCAGGAGCGGACGGGGATACTACGTGGCTCAGTATCAATGCGGAATTAACCCTGCTATACGGGTGTCTAATTGAAGCGTATGTCTATATGAAAGGGGAGCCAACGCTTATGCAGGAATATGAGCAACGCTTTAGTGAATCTCTGGTAGCCTTGAAACAATATGGTGAGGCGAAGGAAGTTACTGATGATTATCGTACCGGAATGGTTATAAGGGAGAAGACATGAGGACCCCAGAGCTGGGAATAAGTAATGATTTCAAGGTGGACGTAATAACTACGCAGAACAGGGGACAAACCCCTGAAGAAGTGGCCGAACGATGTATAAACAAAATTGTGGGTATTTCGGCTACAGCCGATCCGGTAATCCGGCAACAGGCGGAAGCTTACAAAAAGCAGATTGAACAGGTAATTGTTCATTATATGAAGCAAGCGATTCAAAGTGACAGAACCACGGTTTATAATGCTTTGTTAGATGCCGGGGAACCCAAATTAGCCGATTTGATTAGGAGATTATGATATGGCTTTCACAGGAAACTTTATGTGTACCAGTTTCAAAGTAGAACTTATGACTGCTACTCATAACTTCACTAATAGCACCGGCAATACGTTTAATATTGCCATGTACGATAACAATGCGTCTTTTACGGCGGCGACTACAGCATATACCGCGACGGATGAAGTAACGGGAACTGCTTATGTAGCTAAAGGCAATACATTAGTGAATGTTACGCCTACAAGCACAGGCACCACCGCTTTTACCGATTTTGGTGATTCTACGTGGAGTACCTCTACCATTACAGCAAGAGGGGCGATGATCTTTAATGACACCGCGTCGGGCGATCCCAGCGTAGTGATTCTTGATTTTGGATCCGACAAGTCTTCAAGTGCTGGGGATTTTACTATTGTATTTCCAACCGGTGATTCTACGAGTGCCATTATTAGGATAGCTTAATATGGCCGGGGTAACAGTCACCCTTGAAGGCTGGGGCGTTGATGTTTGGGATGCGGGAGCTTGGGGTCAAACAAGTGCCGGTCAGGTAGGCACCGCTTCTGTTGGAGCAGCCACCGTTACCGGAGCAGCCAATGTCAGTGTTACAGGGTTAGCTGCTACAGGATCGGTTGGAACGGTAAGCGTTACCGTGGTATACCACCAGAATGTTAATGTTACTGGCGTAGCGGCAACAGGACAGGTAGGAAGTGCAGTAGGAAGTATTCCAGTAACCGTTCCTCTTCAGGGATGGGGAATAGGAGATTGGGGGGATAGCTCATGGGGCTATTCCAACGCAGGATCTGTAGGTACGATGGCTGTTGGATCGGCCATTGCTATAACTGAGGGAACGGCGAATGTAACAGGCTTGGCTGCGACTACCGGGCTAGGAACGGTTAGTCTGATAACCAACAATATCTTGTCGGTTACTGGACTCGCTGCAACAGCTTCGGTTGGAACGGCAACCACGGAACAGGGAACTACCGTTTCTGTAACTGGTTTATTGGCGACAGCGAGCGTAGGAGCAGTCACCACTACGAATATAACTAATGCGTATGTGACCGGAGTGTATGCAACAGGAGAGACATCATCAGTCCAGGTATGGATGGAAATAGTGCCGTCGCAAACACCAAATTGGGTAGAGATAGCGGCTTAAACAAGAGGTTTTAAACATGGCAACTTATGTAAATAATTTAAGGCTTAAAGAGATTGCAACTGGCGCAGAGAGCGGTACGTGGGGTACGAGCACCAATACTAATCTCGAATTGATCGGGGAGGGTCTTGGTTACGGCACTGAACAAGTGGCGGCGGATTCCAATGAAACCTTTACTATGGCAGATGGTGCGGCAGATGGTGTACGTGCTATGTACCTTAAATTCACCTCCGCTGGTGCATTAACAGCGACCCGTACCCTGACACTTGCCCCCAACACGGTTTCCAAGGTGTGGATTATTGAAAACGCCACTACCGGAAGCCAGATCATTACGATTAAGCAGGGATCGGGAGCCACAGTTAATGTGGCTAGTGGCGCAAAGAAGATGGTGTACACAGATGGGGCCGGGGCTGGAGCGGCTGTTTTGGATGCAGACCCTACAGCAGCGGCGAGCGGCACTGTAACCTCTGTTGGAACTACTGGCACTGTTAATGGGATCACTCTTACGGGCACAGTTACAACCTCTGGTAATTTAACTCTGGGTGGCACTCTTGGAAGTGTTGATCTTACTTCACAAATTACAGGCACTCTTCCGGTTGGTAATGGTGGTACAGGAATTACCAGTTTGGGCACGGGTGTTGCTACATGGTGGGGAACTCCATCATCAGCAAATTTAGCTAGTGCTGTAACAGACGAAACAGGGTCAGGCGCCTTGGTGTTTGGTACTGCTCCTACTTTAACGGGTGTGACCTTGGCTGGAGCGGTAACCGGAGCCGATCAAACAGTCTCTGCTGTTAATCTTAAAGATTACGGCGAAATTACTAACGCTCTTGGTAGTGCAGGAGGAACGCGAGCTATAGACTTAAATTCGGGTAACTCTATATCAGCTACAGTTTCTTCTAGTACAAATACTTTTACTTTTTCTAATCCAACAGCTTCTGATGAATTATGTGGTTTCACTTTGACTCTTACTAACGGTGGAAGCCAGACCGTTAACTGGCCAGCATCTGTGGATTGGGCGGCCGCTACTGCTCCTACTTTAACTTCTTCTGGTGTTGATGTACTCGTTTTCTACACGATAGATGGCGGTACAACTTGGTATGGATTCCTAGCTGGGGCGGCAATGGCATAATGACAAATATAAGAAGAGCATTACAAGCAACGGCAGGAGGCGGCGTTAGCCCTCCTGCCATTATAATCTCTACTAAGGATTCGCCATACCTTGACGCTTGGGAGTGGGACGCTAGTGGGTTTGGCACTAAATACTCTGACCCCAGCACCTTGATGACTGCAATGGCGTATGATTTGGCGGTTTCTCCAACAGAGGACGCCCTATTAGTACCTTACGATGTAGCCAACGGTATGGCTGCTTATGCGTGGGATGGTGGATTTGGCACTAAGTATACTAATGCTGCTATAAGCGATGTTGGATATGCGGCTGCTTTTAACTCTGATGGGACAGTCGCGTTGCTAGGCACTAATAAGGATGCTATGGAGGGCATAAACGCATTCAACTTTAATAGCGCCTCAGGATTTGGGAGCGAATTTGCTGCACCGACAACTTCAGGTTCGTGGCACGGTTATGGTGTCGCTTTCCATCCTTCGGATACAGCCGTTGCCGCTGCACACTCCACAAGTCCGTATATTGACGCATTCCCGTGGAGTGGTAGTGGCTTTGGTACTAGATATTCCAACCCGTCTACTTTGCCACCTGCTAATGCCGTTTGTTGTAATTTCAGCAATGACGGGAGTGCCCTAGGGGTTGGACACGGTTCCAGTCCGTATGTGAGCGTATACGCGTGGAGTTCTGGCTTTGGCTCTAAATATTCTGACCCGTCTACTACACCGGCTGAGCTAGTTCGCAGGTTATCTTGGAGCGCCGATTCGGCCACTCTAGCCTGTATATGCAATAGCGGGGATAAGCTTGACGTATATCCTTGGAGTTCTGGCTTTGGTACTAGGTACAGTGCAGCGGGAACTTTACCGGCTGGAAATGGGCAAGCAGTTGCTTGGAGTGCTGACGGAGATTACATAGGGGTGGCTAGTAGCTCCTCTCCTTATATTCAAGTCTATCCGTTCGATACCAGTTCTGGGATTGGTACTAAATGGAGTAATCCGGGTTCTGGTGCAAGCGGAAATGCCGTAGGTATCGCTTTTCTAGGAGGGCCACCATAAGGTTAAAATATGAATAAAGAAGCCCTACAAAAAGCTATTGAGCAGCGCGAAGCAGAGGTAGCAGCATATCAAGTTAATATTGATAATTACTCTTT